ATGAACCTTCAGGATACTGTACACTATGGAAAGCAACAGTGCAATCATTTGCATGGTGCGCTAAATGGAAAGGTGTTGTAAATGGCAGCTAAAAAAGGTTTATACCACAATATAAATAAAAGGAAAAAAGCAGGGACAAGTAGGTCTAAAAAGAACTCTACAATTAGTCCTAAAGCGTATGCTAATATGAAGGCAGGATTTCCTAAGAAAAAAAAGAAAACAACTAGTAAGAAAAAATAATTGAGTATTATAATCCCCTGTCCAAGATGTGGAGAGGTGTTGCTACCAAAGGACGACATGAAGTGTAAGAACAAAGAATGTGATAATTATGGCAGATAATAAATTTTGTTATGCTGCAGGTTGTCACAGACCATTACCTCCTAAAGCGAGAAAGTATTGTTCTACTCGTTGTTACAACAGAATTTCACAACAAAAGAAAAGAGCTAAAGCTAAAGGTATAGAGTGGACACAGGAAGATGACCAGTTAGTTATACCTAGCAAAAAAAATGTACAAAAACGAAGAGGCAAAGTTTATAAAGATATTGTCGAATCAGGTTTAGGCGAAGAGATACTAAAAGGTAAAAACACTATGTCTGATGTAGCCAAGATACTTAAAACATCTGTAGCTGCAGTTTCTATGGCATACAACGCATACATAGAAGATTTAGAAAATGATGAAGCTAAAGATGGTTGGGAACTTCCACAAGTAGCAGAGAAATCACTAGAAGATTTTAGAAAATTTAGAGATAGATATTTTCAAACAGAAAAAGGCGAACCATACGAAACGCCAGACTTTCACATTAAGTGGATTAATTCTATTTTAGAAGCTATAAAACATGGTGAACAACAAATGATATTATCTCCGCCTCGACATGGTAAGACTGATTTGCTTATACATTTTGCTGTATGGATAATTTGTACAACACCAAACATTCGTATTTTATGGGTAGGTGGTAACGAAGAGATTGCAAAGAACGCAGTAAGTTCTGTACTTGACCAACTTGAAAGTAACGAATTATTAATAGAAGAAATATGTGGACCTGGACCTAAATTTAAACCAAGTAGTAGAACAGGTAAGTCTTGGTCACAAAGTGGATTTACTGTAGGTACGAGAACAGTTACAGGTATCAAGAGTCCGACAATGGTTGGTCTTGGTCGTGGTGGTAAGATTCTATCTCGTGACTGTGACATAATTATTGCTGATGACATTGAGGACCACACATCTACAATGCAACCTGCATCAAGAGAAAATACAAGAAGTTGGTGGACAACAACTCTCTCTAGTCGTAAAGAGGAACACACCGCTATGGTTGTTATCGGTTCAAGACAACACTATGACGATTTATATTCACATCTTTTAGAAAACGAATCTTGGAAAACTATTGTAGAAGAAGCACATGATACAGGATGTAATTTACCTGACTGGGAAGAGGACAAACACCAGGACTGTATGTTGTGGCAAGGTAAAAGAACTTACAAATGGTTAATGGATAGAAAACGAGGAGCAGAAACTACAGGTGGTAGAGCAATATACGAAATGGTGTATTTAAATGTAGCTATGCCTGATGGACTTGCTTTGTTTGACAGAGTAGAGATAGAGGAATGTCGTGACCAAAAAAGAGATATAGGACACATACCACCAGGTACAAGACTTATAGCAGGACTAGACCCTGCGTCTACAGGTTATCAAGCTGCGTTTTTGTGGGCTTATGATGCTGCAGAAAATAAATTACACATGGTAGATATGAACAATAGTTTAGGTGGAGGTATACCACAAGCATTAGACATTATAAAAGAATGGTGGATGAAGTACAATGTATCTCATTGGGTAATAGAAGAAAATGGTTTTCAAAAAGCTATTAGACAGGACAAATCTATTAGAGAGTTTGCATCAGGTCATGCAATATTTTTAGAGGGTCACGAAACTTATAAGAACAAATTTGACCCTATGTATGGTGTTACAGCTATGCGACCAATGTTTCAAGAACAAAAAATTTCTTTGCCATATCTTAGCTTTGAAGCACAAGAAAAGGTAAACTTATATACAAGTCAGTTAGTTTATTTTAGTTCTGCAAAGAACAAGAGTAAAAGCGTGGGTACTAAAACTGACATTGTTATGGCTAGTTGGTTTCCAATGAGAGCAATTAGGCGTATGCAAAAAGAACGATTTGCTGAGTTAGGGTATGATTATAATCCTAGCTTTTCTGGGTATGAACCTAGTAGTATAGATATAGATAATTGGAGATAAATGCCTTTAAATAGCGAACAATTAGCACAAAAAGTAGATTACTTACGAGCTATAAATCAAGAGGGAATGTTAGATAGGTCTAGGATTCGTGACATTATGAATGGTGGTGAAGCAGCAGTAAAAGCGCTACTTGGTGACAAAATGAATGTTGAATATAATCAACTACCTGCACCTAACTTATTTTTAACAGCGCTAGAGAGATTTGCACAGAAATTAGGTAGAGCGCCAGATTTAAAAGTAGATATAACTAATGACAATGACTCACAAAGAGCAAAAAAGAAATCTGAAAAAATAGAACGAATTGTTACTTCATACGATAAATTTAATAAACTACATAAACAACTACCACAAGCAGCTAGATGGTTGCCAGGTTATGGTTTTGTTGTATGGACAATAAACCACAAAAGAGATAGAAATGATAATCCATACCCTTATGCAGAACTACAAGATTCTTTCAATTGTTATCCAGGTAACTTTGGCAACGACCAAGAACCTAACGAATTAGCAATTATTCGTAGAGTACCTCATGGCATACTTGCTGAACAATATCCTGAAGCTAAACAGTACATTTATGCACAAAACGAAACAGCACAAGAAAGTGCATACTCAGTTCTTATAGAAACAACTGAACGACAAGGCAGTTGGGCTAACTCAACTGGTCAAGGAAAAGTAGTTGTAGAGTTTAGAGATAAAGAAGGTACTTATGTATTTTTACCTGAGAACAATAAAATAATAGATTTTATGCCAAACATATTAAAATCAGGTCCTTGTTTCGTTGTAGCAAAAAGATATTCATTTGACCAAATGCAAAGTCAGTTTCAACATATTACAGGACTTATGGCAAACATGGCTAAGATTAACATTCTTGGTACTATCGCTATGGAAGATGCGGTGTTTACAGAAACAAACATTGTTGGTGAAATAGAATCAGGTAAGTATAGAAAAGGTAGAGGTGCTGTAAACTATTTCACACCTGGCTCATCTGTATCAAAACCTGTTAACAATTTGCCATATCAATTATTTCAACAAGTAGATAGATTAGAAAGACATCTCAGACTTGGTGCAGCTTACCCAGTATCTGATGATGGACAATCACCTAACTCATTTGTTACTGGTAGAGGATTAGAAGAATTAGGTCAGTCAGCATCTCTTCATGTAAGAGAATATCAGACTGTACTTAAAGAAGCCATTGAGCAACTTGACTCAAAGCGTCTGGAATATGACGAAGCATTGTTTAGTACAAAGCGTAAACCAATAGCAGGTATGCACAATGGCACAGCTTTTAAAGAAACATACATACCTGGTAGTGATATATCAGAAATGTATGAAACAAGAAGAGTGTATGGAGTAATGGCAGGATTTGATGAGCCACAAAAAATAATTACAGGGTTGCAATTAAAACAACAGGGCATTATTGATACACAGACATTACAAGAAAACATGGATGGATTAGATAACATTACGAAAATACAACAAAGAATACACGCTGAAAAAGCAGAAACTGTATTGTTTGAATCTCTTATGGCACAAGCTGCACAAGGTGATAACAAGGCTACAATGGCAGCAATAGAAATAAGAAAGAATCCATCACAAATGGCAGAAATACTAGATAAATTTTATACAGCACAAGGTGAAGAACCAAGTCCTGAAGAACTTGCATTGTTACAACAACAAGGAGTTCCTCAACCACAAGGTATGGGTTTAGGTCAATCACCAGTTGGTATAGAACAAGTATTAGGAGCTTTGGGACAACAACCACAACCAGAAGGAGCATAATGGAAGAAAGTATTGTTAATCAAAAATTTTATGACATTATCAATGGTGAAGATTGGGATGAGGTAGAGCTAGAAGATACAGTTATATTTACTGACCTTGTTGGCAAAGAAGATGTACCTATAAATCACTTTATTGTCCCTACACCAATACCAGGTGTTTATATAAATATTAAATTAGGATTTAATGTAGATGGAGGAGATGATTTTGCCTAGAGGTAGAAAACCAAGTGCATTGACACAAGAAACTGACATGACAGGCAGTGGAGCTTATGCAGATATTGTTGCCCCTACAAGAATGGAAGGCGACCCAACAGGACAGACTGCTGCTATACAAGCTCAAATAGATTCAGCACCTCCAGTTGACAAAGAAGCTGCTTTAACAAGTGGACCTCCTAATGTTGGTAGAATCCCACAACCTATAAATTTATCTGCACCTACAAATAAACAATTTGAACCAAACACAGCAGGTATACCTGTAGGTCCTGGTAGTAATGGACCAAGAGTTATACCTACAAACACATTACAAAACTTTTTAATAACAGCTAAAAACTTAACTAACGACCCTATATTTGACGAACTACTAGCCGAAGATATTGTGCCACAACCACAATTAGGGAAAGACCCAGAAGATTATTTTGGTATTTAATGGCAGACTACAGACAAATATTATTTGGTCCACCAGAGTTAGAGTCATATCTAGCTGATAACACAAGAGCAAATTTAAACGAATTAGATTTTTTTAAAAATACAGTTACACCTGAAATAGCACAAAATGCTGCAAACATATCAAGAGCGTACCCAAACATGGATGCAAAACTTGTTATGTATGGAGCTATGCTTGGTGTACAACACGATTCAGATTTAGCTTTACAGTTAGCTGAAAGACAAAACAATGTTGTTATTAAACAAAATCAACAAGCGATTAATAAAGTATCAAAAGGTAAAAGAGCATCACAACTAGGTTTATTAATGTTAGACCTTGGCTTTCAACCATTATCAAGAAACTTCAAATCTTCTATTGTTGCTGCAGATGAAACAGGAACTAACAAATTTCAAGCAGTTGCTGCTAACACATTTATTGGTGGATTAACAGGTGCTGCTAGTTTCATTCCAGGAGTAGATGGAGATAAAGCAGCAGATAGAGTACGAAGAGCTTTGGTAGGAGATAAGTTTGCTGATGTATATAAAGAAAGCAAAGATGCTTATGGTCCTACAGAGTTTAACTTAGCTTATGATGAAATAAAAGCAGGTAGACCTCTTAACTTAGGAAAAGGATATTTTCCCTCCTCAACACCAATAGAAGAAACACAGGGATACAAAGATTTAAAAAGGTCTGGTCTTGCAGACAGAGATGCCTACGCAGAAGCAGAAGAAATTTATGGTGTACCCATAACAGAACGCTTTGAGCAAAAAGAAAATCAATTTAAAACAGAAACAAGAAAAGCAGGAAAAGTAAACATATCACCAGGTAGAGTAGTTGCAGGTCAATTCTTTACTAAAGATGATTTAGGATACGCTATTGGTTCTGCTGCTTTAGATGGTGCTTTTAGGGTATTTGGTGACCCAACCAATGCTGCTCTAGGTTATTTATCTGGTGCGAAGTTAGGACTAAGAAGTTTAGTTGATGAGGGTATGCAACAAGCATTTAAAACTATAAAGGTTGGAGATGATATAAAAAACATTCCACTAATAAATCAATTTGTTAAAACAATCAAGGGTGGAACTATGCAGCTATCAGATGGTACATCAAAAGTAATTTCACCAAAAGAAGCTAGAAAATTAATGTTTGGTCGTACAGCAACACAAGTACTGAATACTAAAAGAGGAGATAAACTTCTTGATGCTTTTGTTGCCAATACTGATTTAGCTACATTGATGGATATGCCAGGATTAAACAAAGCACCTGTAGAGTTACTTAGGTTGCTTACTGTCATTGACGATAAAAACTTTATGAAAACAGTTTTAACATCATTAATGCAAAATGGTAATTTAGCAGGTGTTGATGACGCTATGAAGTTGCGTTATGGTGTTAATGATGATGTTGTAAGAGCTATATCAGAAGGTAATCAATTAAAATTACCTATACAACCAAATCTATTGGGAGAAGGTTCTAACCTTATAGCTAAAAAATTATTAGGTAAAGATACTGATGTTGGTGGAGCTAGAAAACTTATGGAACAAGCTAACAAAGTTGCAGCAGTTTTTAATCCAACAGCAGCAGACAATTTGTTTACAGGAATAATTGGAGTAGGTGGAGATTTACGCTCATCTATTCCAAGAAGAATGAGTAGATACTTTGACTTAGCACCAGGTAAACAACTATCAGGTAAAAATATTGGAGAAAGTGCTAGAAACTTAGATGGCATTATGAAATCTGCAAGATTTACTAATGATGCAAGAAATAAATATATGGAACAAATCCTAGATACTGATAATCCACAAGATATGTTAGAAACAGTAAAAGAAGTCTATAAAGATATTGGTGAAAAAATTGTAGAAAGAAATCCAGACTTAGCAGATTTTAAAGATGAAATAAAAGAATCTATGGAATTTTTAGCTAATGAGTCAGATTTAAAAAGATACATGACTACAGAAGAGAGTGGAAAACAATTAGCGTATCCAGGAGTTAAGTTTAAAGTAAGAACAAAAACTAAAACAAAAACTGGTAAAGATGAAACAGTATTTGAAGCTGTACCAACTGCACAAATGATTTCAGAGTATGTTGATAATTACATAACATTGATTGATTATGCAGAACTAGAAAGATTTTTTCCTTTATGGAGAAATGTTATAGGCACTAAAAAATCTAATCTTAGAAATTTTATTGATGAACCTACTGAAAAGGTTACTAATAGATTAATCAAAAGACTGGGTGGTAGAAAACTTAAAACTGACCCAAGAACTGGTAGAGCTACACCTGGTGGACAAACAACACTAGGAGCTATGTACGAAGATTATTTATTACAAAAAGTTCTTAAACCTGTATGGATGCTTAGACCTGCATTGATAGCAAGAGTTATACCTGAAGAAATGTTGCGTATTATATTTAGTGGTTCTCGTGTAGGACTTAATCATCCGCTTTCTTACTATGCAGTAAAAATGACTAAAGGTACAACACTAGAAATGCAGAATGCTTATGGTGATGTGCTATGGGGAACAAGAATTAAAAAAAGAGAAATGCCTATGATGGAGGAAATTCTTGGTCCAGAGTTTGTAAAAGCTGCACAAATGGAATAC